GGTGGCGGTGGTGGAGGTGCTGGTTATAAGGGTGGTGGTCTTAATGGCGCAGCAGGTGGTTCGGGAATTGTTATATTACGAGTCAGCGGTTCAGTAACTGCTATATCTACAACAGGTTCACCTACAAGAGTTGAGTCAGGTGGCTACACTTACTACAAATACACAGGTGATGGTTCAATCACATTCTAAGGAGAAAATAAATGGCACACTTTGCAAAACTAGATGAGAATAACAATGTACTTGCAGTACACGTTGTTAATAATGATGTCATCACCATAGATGGTGTTGAGTCAGAGCAAGCAGGAATAGATTTTTTAACAGGATTACACGGACATACATTATGGAAACAGACTTCCTATAATGGAACTATCCGTAAGAACTATGCAAGCGTTGGTTATACTTATGATACAGAACGTGATGCATTTATAGCACCTAAGCCTTATGGTTCCTGGGTATTAGATGAGGCAACTTGCCAATGGGAAGCACCAGTTGTATATCCAACTGATGGTAAGCGTTATGGATGGTTTGAGCCAAACCAACAATGGATTGAAATAACAGAACCAATAAACTAAGGAGAAATAAATGGATAGATTAAAGCTAACAATAAAACAAAAGGCAATACTTAAGTCATACCTTCGTGGTGTACTAGTTTCATTCTTAGGATTCTTAGCAAGCAATGAACTTGGATTAGATCCAATTGTATCTATTGCTGTTGCTGCTATCGCAGGTCCTGCAGCCAAGGCTTTGGACAAGACAGAATCCGAATACGGAATAGGTTCTAAAGAGTAATGACTACCAACGAATGGGCTGGTATCGCAGTAGCGGTAACCACAATAGTCGCCAGCTTTGCTGGCTCAGTTCGTTGGCTGGTAAAACATTACCTTAATGAACTTCGTCCAAACGGAGGCGCAAGCCTTCGTGATTCCGTTGACCGCCTAGAACGACAGGTTGAGGAAATAGTAAAAATTCTAATACAAAGGTAACAATGAACTTAATTGAAATAGCAAAGTCACAAATAGGTTATACCGAAAAAGGAAACAACGACACAATCTATGGCAAATGGTTTGGTGCTAACAACCAACCATGGTGTGCCATGTTTGTATCATGGTGCTTTAATGAGGCAGGAGAACTTGCCAAAGTAACTGCACAAAATGGCAAAGGGTTTGCTTCTTGCGACATTGGATTAAAGTGGTTTACTAAAAAGAATAAGTTAATACCTGTAGGTCAGGCTAAAGCAGGAGACATAGTCTTCTTTCAATTTGATGATGATGCCGAGCCAGATCATGTTGGAATAGTTAAATGGAATAATACTGCCTTAAAGTATTTAAATGTTATTGAAGGTAATACAAGCAGTGGAAAGACTGGCAGTCAAGCAAACGGAGATGGCGTCTATCTTAAACGACGTTCATACTCTTTAGTGATGGGCGTAGCTCGTCCTTAAATAGTTAGGGAAAATAGTGGCAACTACCAATAAGTATCTTAAAGGTGATTTGCCTATTGCAATTAGCGTTAACATTCCTACTGCGTTGGTTAGATACCAACGTGAGGATTTTGCTGCTAGTTATGCTATAGGTAATACTCCATGGCTTTCTGCTGCTTCAGATAATAATAAAATTTCTAGAATTACTACGACATACCAGAAGGAACGTATTGACCAGAGCGCAACTGCTGGTGAGCAGTCGCTATCTAACTGGTGGTTAAGATCTGCTACCTCATGGCATCATGGTGCGGGCGAAAGATTCTATGACGCAGAGTCATCTGATCTATTTAGATTCTATGAATCAAACAACGTAGATCCTTGGACTCTTGGCGAGCTTTCATTATTGCCAGCAACTACACAATTAAGTACAGCAGCAGCATCCTACCCAGCAACTGTATCAGGTGGTACATTTTTTATATCAGGTGGTAACGTAAGTTTTTATAACGGTAGTACAACTACATCTACATCTTTGGCTACATCTACAACCGCACAGGTATTAACATCAGATGGAACCTTTGCAATTGTTGGAGCTAACAATGGTATATATCAAGTAAGCACAGCGTTGGCTGTAACTAAATTATATAACAAACCAGCAGCCCATACATCTATAACAGTTCAAACCATTGCCTACGTTAAAGATAGAATTATTGCTGGAGTTATGCATGACTCTGCCGATGTACATGTATATGAATTAGGTAGGAACCCATCCTCTCCTCCAGTTAATATGACTAGCGGTGAGATTAGATATGATTTTGCAAATACATCTTTAACTTTTAATTCAATCAGCGAACTACCTGGATCTATTATTGTTGGCTATACACAAGGTGCCGTATCAAGAATCCAATCTTATACAATGAATGCTACCTCTGCAGTAGCTGCAATTAACGACCCTGTCGTTATTGCAGAGTTACCTAGGGGTGAATCTTTAAAGCAAGTTAGAGTTTATTTAAATGAGTTTGTTGTTCTTGCTACATCTAAAGGTATTCGTGTAGGTACAGTTGGAACAGACGGTACATCATTTACATATGGACCTCTTAATGTTACTGGAAATGTATCTGACTTAGCCTTTGACCAGTCTTACGTATACGGAACTAGATCTGAAGCCGTATCTGGATCTACTGGATTGTGGCGTATTAACCTAGGTCAAGCCGTAGGTAATGGCTATGCCTATGCATCTGATTTAGTTATTGATAGCAGTTCACCTAACGGTGTTGCATTTATTGGTACAACAGGACAAAAACTTATTACATCATCTACTGGTGTGTGGATTGAATCTGCCACAGTTAAAGCATCATCTGGTTATTTAAAGTCTGGCTGGATTAGATGGGGTACTAGCGAAAGAAAACAACCAGTATCTTTATTGATTAACTCTGAGGCAGACACTGGCGGTACATTAGGTTTTACTGTAGAAGACCAAGATGATCAACTTATAACTATTGGTTCTACTCCCCTTGGTATGAGCACTGAGATTACCTTAGCTGGATATGTCCAACCATCAGATCATTTTGAAATTACATTTAACTTTACTAGAGATTCATCTGATACTACTAAGTCACCTAAATTAGAAGAGTGGCAGATACGTGCATTACCTGCACCACAAAGATCTAGAACATTAACTGTTCCATTACTTTGTTATGAAGAGGAGCGTGACCCTAATGGCAATACCAGAATCTCAGTACCGTGGGAACGGATTAGTTATCTGGAACGCATTGAACAAAATGGAGGAGCGGTACTCTACCAAGACTTTTCTAATGGAGAAGAAAGAATCTGTGTTATCCGTGCTATTCAATTTGAGCAAGCAGCACCTCCCACTTTTGCGAGCGGGTTCGGAGGAATAGTTACTGTTCAATTACAGACTATTGATACTGAACAAATTATTTCTTAATGGATACAAATAAATTATTGACACTTGTTGGACCAGATGAAAGAAGTGAGCTAGTTACGAAAGTTCGTATAGCTCTTAATGTTGCTGGCGATGATGTGCTTGATGCTCCCCTACAGGAAATGTTAAAAGGGTTGCAGCGTCGTATTGACATCCCAGCAGTCGGGTGCATCAATATAGCCACGCTAGATGCGCTCGCAGTTGCTCCACCAGAATGGTAGGGCTAAGAAGAGAGGGGGATCTTAATTGATCCCCCTCTTTTTTTGTTTCCTATTATCTTTCACGGCTCGCCTGAGCGAGCCTTTCCCACCCACCACCCTTTTACTTTATCAGATTCTTGGTATAAATGTGATTCGTGTCGCTACCAAAGAATGTCACTTGGTTAGATTACTATTCGACTATGAACGAACTTCCTCCTCATAGATCTTATAGCCAGTTATCTACATGGCAGTCTTGCCCACAGAAATACTATCTTAGCAAAATAGCTATGGTTCCAGAGAAACCTGCGGTGTACCTTGCTGCTGGTTCGGCTGTCCACTCCATGCTGGAGTGGTTAAACCATGAGTTCTATAAGAAGCAACTTGGCAATTGACCAGCGTGGTATACCAAGTAATGAGTGTATCAATTGTGGCTCAGACATACAGGTCATTAGGGCAATCTTTAAAGATTACGAACTGGTCATGTGGTTTCTTGATTCCTTCTGTGCTACCTGTGGTTCTCCCATGACCGCCCCAACACCAAGCGATCACCCTGAGTACAAAGGAGAGACTGATGACTACCTTTGATTTGACACAGAAGTGGCTTGAGGTATTTAATGATGCCGTCAAGGAGACCGAAGACAAGACAGGTATTCCCTCGACAGAGTGGAAGACGGCTGGACGCAAGACCACCTTGCGCCCAGACGGAGAAGATCTATCGTTTTGGCAAAGCGATGGACTCAAGCAGGTAGAGGCGTACCAGAAATGGTACGAGTCTTCTGGTTGGCAAATTGCTACGATGCCAGATGGTCGTCCTGGAATTGAATGGTCAGCAGATGTTCACTTCGGGGGAACACCAGTTCGATTTATTGTTGATGCGATCTACCAAGTAGGGGAAGACTTGGTAATCGTTGACTACAAGACAGGTTCTAGGACACCATTCGGTATGATTCAAGCAGGCTTATATGCTGCTGGTATTGAAAAAGCTTATGGCATTCGCCCCAAGTGGGGAGCATTCTTTATGACACGACAAGGTTCGCTTGACGATCTTATAGATCTGTCGCACCTTACAGTAGAATATTTTGATTATGTATTCGGAGCAATGAACCATTCAGTATTACAAGGATGGTTCCCACCATCCGTTGGCGACTCATGTCGCATGTGTTCATTCCAATCCCAATGCCCAGCCATGGGTAGTAAAAGTTTCCCATTGAAAATACCAACAACAAAGGGAAAGAAAGGATGAACATAGATGACTGAGTCTAAGTTCTCATACACAGGTAAGCTAAACAGTACTGACCTATTCACCGTCCGAGGTGACAGTGCTGCTGAGTTTGCTACTAACATGCAGGCTGCAGTTGAAGCAATCAAAGCAGCAACTGAACTACAGATCGCCCTTGGTGGTCGTGGTGGCATGACATCAATGGATAAATCAATGCAAGTATTAACTGCTAGTGGATTAAATCCAACTGTAGTTCCTGCTGGTATTGAAGTAATCAAAGATAGATACGACAATGAATGGACATATGGTCACCCAGATGCACCTGATCTACCAGATGGTAGAGGTAAATACGCTAAGAAGAAGGGCGTATCAAAAGCAGGTAAATCTTACATAGGTTGGTTTGATCCAGCCAAAGGACCAAAGCCATTTACAGTAGGCGCAGTAGAAGCCGAAACAATCTGGACTAAGTAATCCATGCGTACCTTATTGCAAGTAGTAGGGGTCGAATCTCCAGCAGGGCATGCCCTTCCTGAGATTCTTCCTCAACTCACCAGCAATCAAGTTGTATTCCGTCAGGCACAATTACACTTGGTTGCAGCGCAACCAGGTGGTGGTAAAACCATGCTTGCTTTATGGTACGCAATTACATCCAAGACTCCAGCATTATATTTTTCTGCAGACTCTGATTCAAGAACGATAGCCCTTCGTGCTGGTGCAATCCTAATGAATAAATCAGTAACTGATATGGAAAAGATGATGGACTCTGATGCATCTGTCTTGTTGGAAGATGCACTGGCTGATGGTGCTTCACATGTTCGTTTTAGTTTTGACCCCTCTCCTTCTTTACAAGATATTGAAGAAGAGATTGAAGCTTGGATTGAACTGCACGGTGCTCCACCATCAGCAATCTACATAGATAACTTAATGAATGTTGCTGCGGTTAGTGACAATGAATGGACAGCATTGCGTGATGCAATGTCTGCATTCCATTACATGGCTAGAGAATATGAATCAGCATTCATAGTGCTACACCATGTATCTGAAAATGAGAAGATGTCTAAGCCTAACTACCCAGCCCCACGTAAAGCTTTAATGGGTAAGGTCTCCGCCTTACCTGAACTGGTACTGAGCGTAGCGTTAGATGCTGTAGCCAATGCATATAGAGTTGCTGTTGTAAAGAATCGCCATGGTAAGGCAGATCCAACAGCCGAGAATTATATTAGTTTATCCGTTGAGCCTAGCCATATGAGTTTATACAACTCTCCTGCTGAATTAAATAGGGCAAGGACTCTACGACAATGGACATAGAATTAACTGAAGATGAGATTATGGATTCACTTAGGTTTATCCACAGGGTTAGAAAGAATAAGAAAGAGTTTGATGTTACGGATCGTAAGTTTGATAAAAATAATTCCTCGTATTCCGTTAATCTTATGGGTAGG